ACGGAGGCCGTATAGTTCGCGGCACTCATCACAGCAAGGTACACCTCGGTTGGCGCGCCGAACGCATCGAAGTTGACCGGCGTAGTCGCCGATGGCGGCTCTGCGCACACTTGGAATGTATCTGTTGTGTTATTATAGTTGATGACCCACAGATCTATGCCCGCCGGCAACTGTGCCGGCGGGCCCATATCACCTTGATTATCTGTCGCCACGCTCACGCGAACCTGATCGCCGTTGGCCAGTTTATACTGGCCCCGTAATGTACCCGGTCCCGCTGCTCCTGATGTGTAAACAAACGTATTATCCGTCGAGTTCGCCGTAAGCCTGTACGTGTGAATAGGACTATCCGGAGGCTCATAGTATGGGTTCGTCGAAGCGTTCCACACTGCGCGATAGCGAGTCTTTGGCTGCCTATAGCCCCACGCTGCTGCATACCCAAGGCTTGTGATGGTGTTTATGGTGAGTCTTGCCGCTGTTTCAGCGACGGTCTTCCACTTCACCTCCCCGGTATATCTATACGCCAGGTAGGTGCCCATGGCGCAAAAGTGATTAAATGTCGTATCTTCCAGCCCCTCCGCTGATGCCTTTAAGACAGTTCCTCCATTCACCCAGTTCGCCGGGTGGAACGATATTGATGTATAGTAGTAGTTTGCGCAGTGTGCATTGTAAGCTCGGAAGAATGGCGAACGCAGATCGTCATCCGGCGTGGTGACGGCGGCGCAGGCAGCAGCGAGGCCAGCCCATGCCACTCCGCGTGGCGAGTTTCCCATGTAGAACGTGCCGGACCACTGTCCGGAAGGCGCCCCAGTAAGCTCAAATGCGTTCAACGGACGGCGCTGGCCAAAGCTCGTCGTATTGGTGTTGATGAGTGTGTAGAGAGTAAATGAAAGATTCGCGTCTATATGCCATGGATCTCCATAAAGCAATGCGTACACATAGCTATACACGACAGCATGTGTGTTGTTTGTTTCAACGGTCCAATGACCGTCACCACCGGATGGCGCCTCATACGTGAGGTCTCCGGTCGGAGAAAGGACGCCAAAATACACCGGAGCCGCCAGGCCCGAATAGCTGCCGACATCGGGGGTCGTATGAGTATCCAGCTTTATGGGAATGATGGTATTGGCGACATCGGCAGACCCATCGCCCGGCCGCGTCCGCTGCCGGTCGTCCGCAACGTGAACCGGGGCGTGAGGGCCGGCCCATGACGCCAACCGCAGGACGCGTAGTCGTTGTGCCGTTTGGGCGGAAAGAAACTCCGTATCCATCGCCGGATGCGGACCTCGGCCGGAATAGCCACCCGCGTTGCCCATCCCCATTCGATGCGATTGCCCAGTGGGTGGACGATATCTGATCTGAGCCTGGGGGGAAGAACCGGTGACAGCCGCGTCCGCGGTCCGGACCGTCGTCGTCATGCCCTGGTGGACCGGCGCGATCTTCTTCGCCTGTATCAGGTAGGTGACATTGTGCTTCGCCCAGTGCGTCGGCCTGGTCTTGGTCCCAGCGATCCAGTGAGACTGCCCCATCCGCAGATCCTCGTCGACTCGATCGCAGCCACCCCACCAACTGCGGTAGTAGTGATCGATGTAAGCGACGTTGACCTGCGGCGGGTTGCTGGCGTTGTACTCGGCGAGCACTGTGGCGCCGTCAAGAATGCGCGCCATGTAGGTTCTGCGGGTCTTGTTCTGCCCCGACCCGATGGCTGCATGGATGCGCCAGTCCTGCTTCATAATTGGCATGAAGCCCCAGCCGGCGATGCCGGCCGCGCCGTCGTCCCAGGCCCAAACAAAGAACTCGCCTTTAAGGTGGTTATCGCTCGGGAACATGCCCCACGCGTCGACGAGATAGCAGATCGGCCCTGCCATCCGCACTGTGCGTCGGGTCGCGACGGTCGAGATCGTGTTGAAGGCGCAGACCTGCGTGCCGAAGCCCAAGGCCGTGCCAGCGCCGTGCGCCGTGCTGGTGCTGGTGTGCGATTCCTGCGCAGTGACCTCGACCTTGAGGTCTCGCCCAGCGGTAGCGTTCAGATCATTAAGGTCGAGCGTGGGCGTGTCGTCATAGGTATCGACTGCTGCGATGATGTCGTAGCGCTCAGTCGTCGACGCCGCGATGTCCGGTACGCGGTAGCAGATTGTCCCCCATTCCAGCGAGCCATTAGCACGCATCTTCCGCTGACTGACCTGGACATCGTACACGACGCCCGTGCTCTGGCGACGCAGCTTGGGTACGCTGCCGCTTGGGATGTGACCGTCAACGAACGGCTGGGCAAACCAACCGATCCCGGTCGACGGCGAAGCGCTCTCGTTCACGAGGTCTACGAAGGTGATGAGTTCCGTCACGGGCAGCGTAACCGCGATCGAGATCTCGAAGTCGGCGGTACCGGCAACGCTCGTGACCCGCAGCGTATAGTTCGCCGCCGCGGTCTCCGCCTGAAGGCCCGTCGCGCTGAGGTCGCCGGTTGCGGCGCCGATGCTAAGTCCGCTCGGCAGCGCGTCGAGAAAGGCAAAGGCCGTGTAGGTGTTGGGGTTGCCGCCTGACGGCACGAAGGTCGCGATGACCCCTTCGGTGCCCTCCGGCACGTTAATCGTGAGCGGGAACACCGACTGCGCAACTTGAAACCCGAATTCCTCGCCGCTGCGGACCTCGCGTCGGCCCGATAGCGCGACTCGCCGCACGCGGCTCATGACACGCTCCCTATCACGGCAGCCGAGCCTCGATCACGGCAACGACCCAAAGAGAGGTCGTGCCGGCATCGTCCACGTCGAAGCGGATGAGGTCGTCAGTCGCCAAGTCGTCATTGGACGTGTTGATTGTACCCGGCGTTGCTGTGGTCGCGTTGGCACTCAACATATCGACCGTCCCGCGCGCCCGATTAAGCTGTATGGAGGGCGTTCCGGTTCCGCTTAGCCGCACCAGCCTCACCGCAACCAGATTCATGCCGTTCATGCACGGTGGGACAACGAAATACTTCTTGCCGTCGCCTGTAGTTAGCGCGGTTCCCTCGTTGAGGATGATGTTCGCCGCCTTGGTCCCGAATATGGTGCTGCCAGCAAGCCCGTCCGGCGTGACCGCGCGCGTCGCATCGGTTCCGGTCGTCGTTTCGGCATCCGTAGCCAGCTCCACCACGCCGATTGCGGTCAGGCTTGCCACCGCATCACCGATCAGCAGCCAGTCGCCGCTAGGCTGCCGCGTGAACTGAACCCAGGTCCGAGCGCCAGCCGTCGTGTTGATGACTGGCGCGGTCGAGCCCGGCGCCAGCGACACGTCGGCGTGCCCGGTCAGAGTGACAGTGCGCCCGCCCGTCCCATCTTGCTTAAGGATCAGGAGCAACGTGTCGAGATGGTCGGTCGCCGGCGTCCGCGTCGGCGGCGTCAACGAGGTGACATTGGCCGTAAGCGTCGCCTCGACGATTGAAGCTGTGGCCGCAGCAAGATTGAGCGCTCCAGAAACACTGTGCGCGACCGGCAGCACGTAGTCGACGCCCGCCTTGTAGATCGTGCCGGCGTCGAGGGTCTTGTTGGTCAGCGTCTGGGTGTCGGTGGTGCCGACCACATCGCCGCCCGGGGCGGCCGTGTCGGCCCAGGTGGCGAGCTGGACATCGTAGGCTTGGACGTCAGTTCCGATCGCCAGCCCCAGCGTGGCGCGCGCCGTCGCGGCGTCGGCATCGTCAAGCAGTGTCTCAGCGAATGCGGTAACTGTCCGACTGAGTTTAAAGTCTACCCCAGCATCGTCGGTAAACATCAAAGTATTCGGCGTGGCCAGGTCGACCCAGATCTGGCCATAGCCGGCGACGTCGGCGTCAGCGTCGGCCTGCTCCTTGATGAACAGCACGCCGTCGTCGATGCTTAGGGATGCCCCGTCCGAGGTGACGATGGCCGAGCCTTCGATCGTGCCATCACCGGTCCAGACGCCGACCTGGTTGTTCGCTGGCGTGCCGACCTTGGACACGTCGCCAGCGCCGAGGCTCGTGCGGGCGGTCGCGCCGCTCTCGGCGACCCAGCCAGCCGCGCTGCCGACGATGACGTTGCCATCGGCCGAGGACAGCGCCGCGATGTCGGTCAACGGAGTGGCGAGCGGCTGGTATGCCGCCGCGAGACCCTCCTGCATCACCGTTCGGAACTGCACGACCGTCGTCTTGGTCGGCTCCTGCGCCGCGGTCTCAGGATAGGTGACGACGAGGTTGGTGTCGGCAGGATCGGTGTCGGCGTTCAGCTCGCGACCAGCTTTGGCAACCATTTCACATATCCTCCTGGCCCGGCTGTTCTACGGCTCTTGCTCGGGAGACGCAACGCGCCGCTCCGCTCGCTCCGGTCGCGGCGGACGCTCAGGACGCGCCACGACCGGCGGCAGGCTGTCCGGCGCGCCGCCGCGTTTGGCCGGGTCGCCGGCCTTGTACACCGTCTCGATCCGGCGCACCGGCGTCTTGCCCGACCGGTCCGCCTCGGGGCCGGCGAACTCGACCCCGCAGGCCATGCACTGCAGACCACCGCCCTCTTCGCCGATCAGCGGCTCGAAGGATGGCCGCGCGCCACAGCTCGGGCACTTGCCGTCGTAGAGCAGTCGCTCCGCATCGGTAAGCTCGACGCCCTCGGGCGGGTCGGTAGGATCGAGTGTGATCGGGATCATTCCTGCCTCATCCTGCCGATGGTGATTCTTCGCCAAGCGACCAGTAGATACCGCGGTTCTTGACCTGTGCCTGGCCATTGATGCCCGTACACCGGAACTGTGCGATCCATTTGTACTCGCCGACATCGCCGCTGTCGTCGACGCTGTCCATCACCACCGTGAACCACGGTCCATAGGCCGCCAATCCAGATGCACGCGTATCGCCGCGAAGCTCGCCAGTCGAAACGACCACGAGGTTCGTATCGTTCGTATTGGTCCGCACCATGCGCACTTCGATCTGCTGATCCGAGCCCGCGAACTCCGCGCCGCACCGCACCTCGAACTGCGCAACCAAGCGCACCGGATCACCTGGCGTCGCGCCGGTGATCGAGCGGCAATCGGTCCACACGTCGCCGACGCCCGTGTTTCCCCCATTCAGCGTCTTGGTCGTCGTCAGGATCGTCGAGGTGCCGCCGAGAACGCGCTTGGCCTTCAGCCCATCCGACTGAATGAACGTCTGGTCCGATGTCGTGCCGGTCGGTTCGACCCGGAACTGGGGCCGCATAAACGGCCTGCCGGCCGGCACCGTGTGCGTGCCGCGAAGCCGATACCAGGTACCGTTGTCCGACGAAGTCACCGTCCTGCGGGTGACCTCCTGGGTATCGACGAACGTCCCCGTTTCGTTGTAGAATTGCAGCTGCATGATCTCGTTCACCGGATCGTCGTCGAGCGGGTCGATGTTGCTGTCGATCCACCAGACGAACTCCCAGCGCTGACCCGGCTCGACCTCGATCAAACCACCGAAAGTGCCTTCGCCATCGGTACGGAAGTACTGGTCGGCCGTCGAGCCGTTCATGATCAGCCGCAGACGGTGAGGCCCGAACTTGCCGCCGGTCGCGTTCAATGAGAACACCGCCGGCGCGGTGAGCTGGTAGCCCCAGCCGACCGGCGTGCCGTCCTCGTTGATGCCGCCCTCGAAGTTGCCGTTGTTGATCGCGTTCTCGCCGAGCAACGCCGTGCCTGGAGCGCCCGGCAGGGCGTTGAAACCGGATTCCGGGGTGAAGCTCAAGATCGTGCTCCATTTGCCCTTGGGCTTGCCGGTACGCCCGGCCGTCGGTGCGCCTTCGGCGCGGACCTTGATGTGATAGGGCACGCCCTGCATCAGGCCCGACAATTCGGTCTCAATCTCGTCGCCCGGGACCGTCGTTGCACGCCAGCGGCTCTGGCTCTGCTTCTTCCAGGCGACGCGGATATCACCAGCGCTACGCACCAGGAAGTTCGGCACGAGATTCCATGTCACCGAGACATTGCAGACGATGTGACCTTTGGGGTGAACCCAGGCTTCAAGCACCTCGGCCGCCAGGCCCGTGACGACCGGCACGAAGCTGCTGCGGCGCTTGCCTACGACGCCGATCGCATCCTCGGTCGGCGGGTTGAGGCTGTGGTCGTAGATCGCGTGCTCGTAGCGCACCAGGCCGAGCCGGACACCGAACGTATCCGGGCCGAGGATCATCGCCTTGCTGGCGACCTGGAACAGCGTCCCGTTCGGGAAGAAGTCCGGGAAGTTGAAGGCCGCCACGTCGCCCTTCTCGAGGACGCTCGCGCGCTTCTTGAGCACGACGTCCATGCTCGCACCGAGCCGCATCTGCCGGAGCACCGTCCACGCCCGGTCCTTGGCCTGCTTGGCGGTGATGCAGGCAGGAAACTTGATGTCCTGCCGCAGCACGACGCCCTGGTCCTCGGTGACGTAGGTCGAGCTCGACACGTCGTGCTTGGCTGGCTCCATGCGACCATAGAGCTGGAGTTCGCCGTCCTCGTTCTCCGGACGCCGCACGATGAAATGGGGCACGAGCGTATTCGCCCAGGCATCCTCGTCGGGCGGGATGATGGTGATCGCCAGCGCGTCACCGACCGCGACCACGTCGTCATAGGTGATCGGTCCATCGGCCCAGACCGGCTTCACGGTCCCGGTGAACAGCGCGATCTTGTCGCCGCGCTCCGAGTAGCCGCCAGCCATGTGCTCGGTGACCATCTTCAGCGCCTCGACCGGCTCGATATCGTCCCGGATCACACCGTTGAAGTCGTAGCGGGCGATGCCCGTTGACCCGGCCCAGGTCGTGCTATCGCACTCGGCGGCAAGCCCCTGGAGCGTCTGGCTGGGATTGACCCCGACAATGTCGGTCACCGGGATATCGAGCCATTCCCGGCAGATGTCCGCAAAGACCAGGGCGGCGTTCTTAGTGTAGCCCGGATTCGCTCCGTTATGATCCAGGATGTTGTTCTTGCCGCGGACGTGGAACAGCACCTCCTGCCACGTCCCGGTGCCCAGCTCGTCGTTCGTCAAGGTGACCATGCTAACAACGGTATGGCCGATGTATTTGCGATTGATCCCGCTGTACTTCGTGCCGAAGAGCGTCGCCATGAACGGATCGGTCGCGGTGCGATCGCCAGGCGACCATTTGAGGGCGATGTGATGGAACCCGCCGCTCTGCGACTCATCCTGCGGCGACGTGACCCATTGGCTGGCCTCGACACAGACGAGCCAGTCGGTCGGCCAGTCGTCAGTCAGCCGCTCGTCGGTGTTGAGCGCAACTCCGCGACCGTTGGCGGTCGTGGTGCCGCTGGTGAAATTGGTGGTCACCGGGAAATACCACTCACCGATTTGAAAACCCAAAAGCTCCTCGCAGGGATGACAGGCAATCACGAAGTCGGTACCGTTATATTCATCCTGACCGCCGCCGATGCCCCGCCACGCTATGGCCGAGCCCTTGATCACCTCGCCATAGACCCACTCCCATGGCGATTCAGCGTCGCTCGTGGTGGCAAGCTGACGATGAACCTGGCTGATCGGCTCTGGCTGGTCCGCCGTCGCGCTGAGCGCTGTACCGGCGCCCATCACGACCGTGCCGGCCGCCAGCAATGCCGTCGAAAGACTCATTGAAGCGCCGAACACCGAGAGCGACATCCCACCGGTGAACGGAGCGGCGATAATCGCCGCGGCGCCCAGCGCCACCATGGCAACGCCGATACCGCTTGCCATCAGAGTCCGCTCTTCTTCCGGTAGTCGTCCCGGACGATCGCAAGCTCCTTGCCCACGTCGCGGAAGCAGTCATCCGACGCACTGCGCGACTTCTTCTGCTCGGCGTCGCTATAGGTACGCGGCGCGCGCAGACGATGCCGGTGGAGGCGACTCTCCAGGCCGATCTGGCACACGTACTCGCCGCGGCCGCCAGTTAGGCGGCCAGGCACCATGCGGCGATGGGCGATGAACAGGCTCTCGTCGTCGATCGCCGCGTTGCTCGCGTTGACGAAGACGAGGCGGATGTTGCAAGTGCGTCCCCGGCTATTCTGCTGAAGATCGGCCAGGAAATCCGGATCGTTCTGGACGAAGAACGCCAAGCTCATCTCGGTCAGCGGCGTCTCGGCTGCCCACTCCATCGGATCGATGGCGCGGACCGGACCGAGACCCAGGAACGTGTTGCCCGACGAGGTCACGTCGTAGGGCCAGAGCGCGAAACGACGCGAGCCGGTCGAAGGCTGGAGGTGGATCGTGTAGACCGGCTTGGATCCGCTCTCCTGCTCCAGCTCGATCTTGAAATTTGCGCCGACCGGGATCGTCACGGCGATCTCCGAAGCGCGGTCACCAGCTCAAGGGTGAACGGCTGGAACAGCCCAGGCGCCTTCGACGGCATGGCCGACGGAAATGACGGATCGGACGGCAGCTCCATCGAGTCGAACAGCCCCGAGCCGCCGAAGATGTGGACGGTCGAGCCAGAGGTCTGAGCGACGCGAAGTCCCGGATTGATCGTGATCACGTTGCCCGATTCGTCGGTCGTCACCTGATAGAGGCGCGGCACGTCGGTGGTCTGGTTGATCCGGATCCAGTCGCCGGCGGCCAGCGACCCGGAACCGCCAGTGATGGTCAACGAGGTCGTGTTGGCAGAATGCGCCCCGCTCAGCGTGACCGAGCCAGACTTGGTGCCGACCTTGGCCCGGTAGTTGAAGATTGGAATCTGGAAAATCGAGCGCCCGCCGCGGCCGCGATTGAAGTGCGCCATGATGGCGTGCGCCTGAGCATGCCTGATGTGGTTCCACGTCATGATGACGTGCCACTGGTGGTAGCGGTGCATCACCTCCCGCGAGCCGGTGAACGGGCTGACATCGCCGACCACGAACTCGCGCGGCTGGATGCTGTAGTTCATCGGCGACCGGAGCGAGGGCCAGGCGATGGCGGCCAAGGATCAGCACCTCAAAACGGGTGCTTGCCGCGACCGACCAGGCCGCGCGCGTTGGCGTTGACGACGGCGCCTGGTGCCAACCTCACGGCGGCGGCGACGGCCGCTGCCGTGGTCCCAGGCGTGCTCTGGCGAGCGTCGATGTTGATGATGCTACTGCTACCTCCGCCTCCACCCTCGCTCGCCACGCCAAGGTTGCCGGACGCCATGCGCTTCAGCGGCAGGACCGCTTCGGGCCCGGCCTCGCCGATCAGCGCCCCGCCACTCTGCATGGGCACGATCATCGGGCGGTTGGTGATGAAGCCGCCCTGCGCCATGCGCTTGAGCTTCCCGCCGGCAAACACGTTGCCATAACGGCTCGGAATGAACGGGTCGACGATGAGCCCGGAAGCCGCTCCACCCCCACCGCCGCCGACCGTTGCCATGATGGCACGGAAGATCAGCGCCTGGATCATCGCCTCGGCGATCTGCTGGGCGATCCCGGCAATGCCGTCCAGCAGCGACTGGAAGCTGAGATCCTCGAAATCGGTAAGGGTATCTGCCAGCCCCTGGGCGGCGATGTTCGCTGCGTCGATCTCGTCGGGTAGACGGCCGCCGGCCGCGATCCGCTCGTCGAACTCTTTTTGCTTCTGGGTCTTCTCCTCCTGGAGGCGCTTCCACTCCTCGAACGCTTCCTTGTCGCGCTCGATCGCCGCGTCGACGCCTTCTCCTTGAACGCGCGACTTCTGGTATTCGATGTGCGCGTCCTTGAGCTGCTTGAGCGCGTCCGCCTGGTCTTCGATCTGCACCGTGACCTCGGCGGTGCGGTCGCCGAGGGTCACCAAGTCCAGGAACGTCGCCCGGATCGCCGGAGGCATGCTGCCAAGCGCACCGGCCACGTCGTAGCCAGCCGCGGCCAGGGCCTTCAAGGCGTCGATGACCGCCTCGGGTGCGATCGTCTCCTTCTCAAGCGGCGTGCCCTTGAGGAGGCTCATCGCGCCGAAGAAATTGTTGAGCTGCAGCTCGGCCAGCGCCAGCTCGTTCTTCGCTGCCTGAGATGCCTTGGCGAGGCTCTCCATGATCTCGGTCATGGCCTCGTCGTCGCCGCTCTCAGCGATGCCCTCAAGGGCCTTGCCAACCGCCTTGGTCTTTTCCTCGGCTGCAGTGCCCTTGCTCAGGTACTGTTCCCACAGCTTGCCGAAGTCCTGGTCGGCGATCAGCTTGAGGATGTTGACGGCATGGCCGATCCGCTCGATCCCGTTCGCGAGATCCTTGATAACCAAAGCGATGCCCTGGAAAATCGTCGACAGGCCGGTTGCGAACTCCGGGCTGCTGACGACGTCGTTCAACCTGATCAAGGTCTGAACGAGGCTGTCGTAGGAACTGTCCGCCGTCGAGGTGACCCCGATGGCCTTCTCCAACGAGTTGCGGATTATGGTGATCGACTGGCCGATCGTGATCGGCACGCCGACGAAATCGGCGTCGATCTTCTCCCTGCCGGAAATGAGCGCGTTGATCATCTTGTCGACGGCGAGCCCCTCTTCGAGGGCGGCCTGCACGACCTCTCTACCGGTCTTTCCCGATTCCTCGCCGATGAGCCGGAACAGGCCAGGGAAGTTCTCGTAGAGAGCGCGCAGCTCGTCGCCCTTCGCAACGCCGCGCCCCAGCGCCTGGCTGAACTGCAGAAGGGCCGACGACGCTTCCGCCGTAGTGGCTCCACCAATGATCAGAGCCTTCGTGAAGCTCTCGGTGACGCGGAGCGCCGCCTCTTCGCTGAGGCCAAGCTCGTCGGTCGCCAGCCGCAGGCGCACGAACGTGGTGGCTACGTCCGCGAGCGGCGTGCGCGAGCGCTGGGCGACCTGGAACAGCTCCTCCTGCGCAGCCGCCGCTTCCTCAGCGCTGCCGCTGACGAGCCGCAGGCGCGCGCCGAGAAGCACCCATGAATCCGCCGCCTGAGCTACGGCGCGCACACCAACAACGCTCACCGCGGCGCTGGCTGCCGCACGCAGCACCAGGAACTGGCGGCTCAGGCGCTGGATGCCGAGCGCGGCGCGGTGCGAGGACTGTTCAATTCTCCTCGTGTTATGCTCGACCCGCCCAAGGTCGCCGGCCATCTGGCGCGCGGCGCGCGCGGTGGCCGCACGCGCCATGTTCAAATCGCGCTCGTAGCGGTCGAGCGTCGCCCGCAGCGTGACGTGGGCTTCGCCGATCTGACCGGTGGCCATCTAGCCCTCGCCCACCTCGGCCTTGCCTGCGCTGCCCGCCGCAGCCAGCATCGTCGCCGCCGCCATCACCCGCTCATCGGCCGCGCGCCGGTCGGCTTCCGTCCACTGATCAGGCGACTTCGGCCGGTGCGCCGTCTCGATCCTCTGGAGCACGCGGTCCAGGTTCGGCATGCGCTTGGCGCGACCCCAGTTCGCGCCCATCCACGCCTGGGTCGTGGCCAGCCGCATCTGCGCGCCGCCCCACGAGCGCGCGTAGACGCTCAGCTCGTAGTGGGTCATGGACCAGAACTCGGCTGGCGGTAGACCCGCCGCAAAAGCCGTCGCCATAGCCGATGCGACGATTTCCGACCATCGTGGCCGTTCCCGAAAGGGCGTTCCTCGCCGTCCTCCGGCTCGTCCCCGTCCTCGGCGTCGGCCTCATCGTCGGCGCCGAGCAGCTCGCGCGGCTGCGGCCCCGCCGAGCCGTAGAGGAAGACCCGCTGCGCGGCGTTGATCGCGTCGCTCAGCTTGAGCCACGCCGGCGACGCCGCCATGACGTCGGCGGCGGTGACCTCGGGATGATGCTTGGCGAGCAGGATCTCGACCGCCTCGCACAGCGTCGGGCAGTCGTAGGCCCCGATCGCGCTGGCGATCTTGGTGTCCCACTCCGGCCCGAACCTGGCGATCATCGCGCCGATCGCCTGGTAGTCCATGGCGAGCTTGAGCGCCCGGCCGTCGGGCAGGACGAGCGGAACCTCGGCGCGCTCGGGGTTGAACGAGGCCATGGCGCGCCTACGGCAGCGTGTTGGTGACGGTGACCTCGCCGCTGAGCCGGATCGAGAACGCCGAGTCGACCATCGCATCGACGCCGCCCTGGATCGGGGTCGTCCGCACCCAGCCCAACGCGTGCATGTAGCGGTCGGTGCCGATCTTCGACGGCAGCTGAAGCCCCCAGCCGGTGATCAGGCCGGCCTGCTGGTCCGAGATCAGCTGCTTGTACTGGGTGTTCTGCGCCAGGTTGACGTGGAGCGTGAAGTCCGCGCCACCAAAGTCGCGCAAGCCAGGCTCGAACTCGGCCGCCGTGCTGTCGAGGTCCGAGGCGTTAACCTCGGGCGTCTCGGCGCCGAAGCCGTTGAAGTCGACGATTCCGCTGACCGCGACCCAGACCCCCGTGGTCGAGCTCGCACGCCGCATAAGCTTGGTCGTATTGCCGGTCGTCTTGGCCATCTAGGCTACTCCTTGTCCAACCAGAGCGTCACCGCGACGCTGCGTCCGTAGGTTTCGATGTCTGGCGGCAGGTCGACCGGACCCTGCGAGGACACGCCGCAGACCGTGAAGCCGGTGATGACCAGGCCGGGATCGTTGTCGAACAGCGCCGCAGCCGCCTCGGCCATCTCCTCGACGAGCTCCGAGGACGTGCCGTCGTCGTCCAGGATGTCGATGCGGCGCACGAGCCGCCTCAGCGTGCCGTCGAGGTCGAGCTTACGCTCGTGCTCGACGTCGCCGCGGATCACGAGATAGGGCAGGTCGAGAGGACCGCCTGGCCGGTCACGGAAGACCTTGCCCGTGAACAACGGCTGCGCGTTCAGGGCAGCGTAGATGGTATCGACCACGGTTGCCATCAGGAGCCTCGGGCCATGATGCGGGCCATCTTGGCGAAGTCCTGCGGCAAGCCGATAAAGGGCCGCTGGGCAATCCGGCCGCCACCGGGGTCGAGGTGCTTGGCATGGGGCGCGCGAGCACGGACGGTCGCGGTGATCGTGTTCCGGGTCATGGTGACGCCGCCTGAGATGCTGCGCATCAGCGCCCCGGTGCGGCGGTGCGGCGGCTCGCCAGGCTGCGAGGCGGGCGGGTAGGGCGTGCTGACGCGCCGCTGGGTATCGCCGACCACGACGTTGACGGCGCGCTGGGCGCGACCCTGGAGCACGCCGCGCAGGCGGGCGTTGAAGCGCTCGGCGTTCCAGACGACGCGCGAGGTGGCCATCAGGCGCCGTCCTCCAGGTCGTCGTCGTCGTCGTCGACGATGCCCCGCCCGCCACAGAGGGGGCAGGCTTCGCCCTCATCGGTGCCCGAGCCCTCGCACCTCGGACAGACGACGGGCTGCCCTTGCGGGGGCGCAGCGGCCATCGCCGCTGCTATCGTTTTGACCCAGATGCCGGCACGCTGCTCGAGCACCTTCAGGCGGGCCTCATGGCTGGCCAGCTGCTCGAAGATCTTGGCCTCCATGCTCACGACGAAAGCCTCGGTACATCGAGGGTGAGCCCGCTGATCCGCTGTCCGAGGATGCCGCCGTCGATCCCGGCAACCCAGATGAAGACCAGGATCCACAGGACCACGAGGACCCCGTAAACAACCCACGGCCATGGTGCTGGCAGGCCTCGCCCGAAGTACGCGGCGAGGATCGAGGCCACCACGAGAACGATCAGAGCTAGCACGGTCATCACATCACTCCTGGCTGTAGCGGCATCGGAACGAGCGTCACTAAAACCCCAACCATCACGCCGCTGCCCCCATTGCCGCTTCGACGTCGTCCTTGATCACGTCCCACAGCCGCCCGCGGGTGGTCGCCGTGGCGTTGCCGTGGAGCATCTCGGCGTGCGGGTCGACGAACACCTCGCCGCCGAGCGCACGCCAGCGCAGGCAGAACGAGTAGTCCTCGCCATCGCGCCGCCGGCCGCCGAACTCAAGGCTCGGGTCCAGCGCGTAGCTCTCCTTGAACAGCTCGTAGAGCCACGGCCGCTCGGCGCGCGAGCAGTTCGTGTCGTCGATCTTGAGATCCGGGTAGCCCGCAATCATCCGCTGCACGGCTGGGCGGCTCACCAGCATGAAGCCCGTGCCGATCGCCTCGACGCGGAGCAGCCCCTGGCGCGGGTAGTAGTCGGCATCGCCCATGTTCTCGAGCGTGCGGACGCAGAACAGGCTCATGCCATCGCTGCCGCGCTGGGGATAGGCCGCGCCGATGAAGTCCTTGCCCGACATCAGGAGGCGGAGCGCCGTCGCCGGCTCCCAGCCGATGTCCGCATCGACCATCAGGATGTGAGTGCAGTCGCTCACCATGAACTTGGCGATCTGGATCGAGCGCGCCGCGTCGATGATCCCGCAGCCCGCCACGTCGCTCGTCTGGAAACCGATCCCGGCCTGGATGCAGGCGATGCCGGTGAGCGTGGACGCCGTCTTGTGCAGGCAGGTCACCCGGCCGTCGAGCGAGGGGCAGCTCAGCATGAGCTTCATGGTTCCGCCTCCGCCGCTTCGTAGATTGCGCCATCTCGCATCCAAGCGATCCTTTCCTGCGACTGGCGCGGATCGGC